TTCTCTTCACTTTTTTCTCTTTTTTCACTTATCATTTTGTTTCGTGCTGGCTTTTGCATATTTTTATTATTATCAAATTATACTTACACAATTTTGAGCTTCAATTTTCAGTTCACAGTACATCACTTTTCCAGTGCCCTCATCGTAAACTCCCCATACTGTCGGAACTGCTCTTACTCCGAGATTGGCAGATCCACCGAGAGTGTCGTCCTTGTCGAAGTCGTCCATCAAGGTATCAACTATCCCTGCTAAGATGTCCAAAGCCTTTCCTCGGCCTATTTTTTCCATCTCCTGATGAATCACAACTCTGAAAACATACTTACGAGTATTCTGAGTGTTCGTTTCGTAGTCACTTATCACATCACTCGGCTCAAACGTCACTGATGGGAAACCCTCAAGGTCTGTTCGATGTTCTTGATAAACTGCAACCAATGGCTGAGAATCATCAACACTCACTCGAGCTTCCAACTTCGTTTTAATTTTTGCTCTGATTGCTACTAATGACATATCTATTTTACTATTGATTTAATTGTTTTCTCCATCGCTGTTTTGAAAGCCACTTCCGAATAAACTTCTGCCAACTTTACTGCATTATCGAAAAATGGATTTGGCTCAGTACCTTTCTCTTTTATCTTTCGTGCTACCAAGAACGGTGGTATTCCTTTTCGATTCGCCCATTTTGTTATCTCTTTCATCGGTGGCCAAGACCCTGGCCTCCTACCGACTGCAACCCAATAAGCATAACTTGTCGTGTTTACCAACTCACCTCTCATTATCCCAACATTCAATCGCCAACTTGCCATCAACTTTCCAGTGTCTCGAGGTGCTCCTTGAATTGCATACCTCTGAGCAGTGATGAGTGTCTGACTTATTGCTTCACCAAAATGTACTGCACTTTCCCTCGGATATTGCTCGAAGAGTTTTTGAATTTCTGCGAGATTTTTGATTTGGATTTCGTACATTACATTATCTTTTTGACCATAATGATTTCCTTATAATCAAGAGAGCCAAAATTTTCACTTTTTACTCCCCTCACCTCATATATGTTTCCTGCTATGGTGACTTTATCAGTTGCAACAATATCCACATCTCCACTTACTGTCAGTTTGAATCCGAGACCGAGCTGAATACTGTTTATTTCTGATGTCCTGTCGTCCAACTGTCTCAGGTGTCCAACTCCGGACGTAATGTATGCAACTGGCTTCGATTTATTCGCTGTCTGTTGCAATCGCTGGGTTGAAAATTCAGTTGTGAGGAAACTTCCTATCATATTGTTATATTGCTATACCCATCGAGTACCATTTTTTGGCTCTCGGTGAGACCAGTTACCCAATCAATACTCGTACCACTCAATGATTCCTTTGCCTTTCCCTGAGCTCGTCTCTGCTCAAATTCTTTTGCTACAAGCTGTTTGGCTATGAGTTCGATGTCAGCAGGAACGTCAGTATATCCACCCTCGTATATCACTTCAACATTCTGATAATAAGATGGGAACGAGCCAACTATTTTTCCCTCAAGTTTATAAACAATGTAGTTCACAGGGTCAATCGTAATCCAATTCGGTACTGACTGAGTTCCACCGTTATATTTTATCGATGTGACTGAGACTATCGGAAAATTTTTCACCAATAATTCTCGTCCACCATCGAAGTATTCAGTAAAACTCGCTTTCTCGATTTCATTACCAGTATAACCAGTGATGAAGTCTGAAATGTTGGCAATCAATTCACCGATCAACGTGTCGTATGTTGCAGACGTGATTCCCAAATAACTTTTTACTTTTGCTGATGTTGTCAACATAATTTTTTTACTAAATATCTTATGAACACCAATCAGGATAAAACAAGAAAATAACCTGACTGGTGATAATGAGACATCTATTCCTCGGTTTCGATAGCTGGTTCGATAACACCCTCGTATGAAGCCAAGTCCTCTTCTGCAATCTGAACTTTTGCTCCAATTTCGTGGAAAGTTCCTTTATACAGAATTTTATTGGTAACTACGATGTATTCCCCACCAACTACGGCTTCGGCTGTCTTCTTTTTTCCTCGTGCCATAATTTTAGAACGCTTAACGAATTAACCCCAAGGGTTAGCGGTTGGTGCACAGATCACTCCGTACACCAGACCGCTAAAATATATCAACCGCTAACAGCTAATGTTAGGCAGCAGCAGTCTTCAAGAGAGAGAATGCAGATGGAAGAGCTACTACGAATCCGATTCGTTCAGTAATTCTCACAGCAGACATATTCGCTTCAAACATATTCACAGCACCGATACTTGCGTGTTCGGAGATTGAAAGTGTCATTGACTTTCGGTCTCCCAAGTAAGCGTACTTCATATTTCCGAATATGATGAACTTGGTTGAAATTGCAGTTGTACCAACAATCTTTTCAGAAAGGTACACAGGATAACCCCAGATGTAACCAACAGCTCCCATTGCTTTTGAAGCGTCACCAGTCACCAATGGATTAACCATTGAAGCGATGTGGGTGTTGTTTTCTTTCAACTTCTGAACAATAGCCCAAACATTAGGGTGCATATAGAATCCAGCACCAGCCAATGCAGTAACCTTAACAGGGGTTACAAGGTCTCTCAAATCATCAACATCAAGCTCTGCGAAAGTGTCTTTTCCACCAGCCATAGTTATAAGATTTGTTCCAGCAACAGCAGTGATACCTGTGAAAGGTGCACCAGTTCCTGCAAGTCCTTGAGCGTCTTCTTCACCAGCGATTGCTTCTGCAAACAATTCACTCAAAAGAGCAACTACATCTGCGTCAGCGTCTTCAAGCAATTCGTTCGTTACAGGTGTCAATGCAACCAAAGTTTTTGCAAGCAACTGAACTTGACCCAAAACAGGTTGAGACGCAGTTCCAGCAGTTGCTTCGCCTGGCCAATAAACAGTAACAGAGGTTGAAACTTTTGGCAGATTCAACGTATCACGTTTCATTGGAATCACACGACATTGTTTGCGGATAATTCCGAAGTCAGAAACTAATCTTACGATTTCACCTCTGAACTCTTCAGGAACAACAAATCCACCTTGTGAATCAGTACCCTCAGTCATCGCTTTTCCAACGATTGCTTTCACAGTTTCGAGGTCTCGGCTGAAAACAGCTTTGATGTATTTAGCAGATTTTTCTGCTCCCTCAAGTCCTTCGACTTCTTTGGCCTTACCAAAAATTGATTTCTCAATCTTGTTAATTCCTTTTGCTTCGAACGCTTTTTCTACTGCTTCCTCAGAAGCCTTAGCCAAAAGTTCTGGCAAAGATTTTGCAATAACATCAGACACAATGCCTGAGATTTGCTCAACTTCTTTTTCTTCGATAGCCATATAATTTTTCTAAACTTAATTTATTTAACTTCTTTCATTTTACGATTGATGTCACCTACTATTCTATCAATCAACTGCGATTTCTGTTTGACGTCTTTGATGACCTCTTCCATTTTCGCAGATTTCTCATCAGCATTTTGAGTTGCCTCTTTGCTGACTGTTCCTTGAAGTTCGACCAGCTTCTCGGACAGATTTGTATCTAAATTTTTGACTTCACCAGCCAAAATCTTAAATCCCTCACGTAAGGCGTTGAGAATCTTCTCATCTTTCACCTCCAATGCCTCAATTCTTGCCTCCAATGCCTTTTCAGCCTCCGTTGGTGTAGTTCCCTCTTCGTCAGGAGTTTTCACTTCTGAGACGAATTTTTCAAGGGTTTCACCTATCTTCACATTTCCTTTAATCGATTTGAGTGCCATTGCGTATTCCAATTCCACGTTTTTCTCTTTAGCCATCTTCATCATATCGAGAGCGTCAGCGTTTGCTGGTACTGGAACGAATGAAAGTTCGAGCAGTTCGCACTTGGTTATAACATTTCCGTTATATTCTTTCGGTATGAATCCGATACTCACTGCTTTCAAGATTCCCTCTTCATAAAGTTTGCGACATTGTTGAGCAACAGGGTTCGCTTCTGCTGAGGCGAATACTCCTTTGATTACAAGGTGGTCATTATTCTGAATCACCTCGGTTGCTTTACCGATCGGCAGAGACCAATAGTCGTGACCGAACAATATGATTGGATTC